CTATACAAACTTTCAGTAAAAGATAAGTCTGTAACTTTTTGTATAGGAATTTGATCAAGAACTACCGCTTGCGTGCTATAAGCACTACGTCTATTTAAAGTATTTACGTTTCTTGCTCGTATTATTGTTGTTCCTGTACCTATAGCTTTAATAATTCTATCTTGAGGTACTGTTAAAGATTCATAAGCAGCAGAAAGAGATACAGAATAAACATTATGGTTAGCTAAATTCCAAGTACCAGGAATAAGACTAGGATTATAATCTATAGTAAAGGTAGATCCTTCAACGTTATTTATTGTTCCAAACGTTATATCAGGGCTAATATTAACTGCTGTAACTCCAGAAGCATTAGAAGATAAACGTTGTTTAACTTGAACTCTATAAATCTGATTAGCAGTAACCGTAGCGTTATATGTCTCACTACCCGTATAATAGCTAGTATTTACGACTGAGTACACATTACCTGTTGAAAATTGTATATTATCTCCTATTTCAACTGAAGGAACTGTATAAACTTCTGCAATAGTTTTACAAACTTGTTCTGTACCACCTAATCCTGAAACAACAACAGATGAATTACCAGAATCTAAACTAAACTCAGATGTTGACTTCTCAATTCCGTCAACAAATACTCGTACTTGTTCTTTATATTTTAAAACAGTTTCTAAAGGCTGAGTAAAAGTACCTGATCCAGAAATTCCCGCAGTTATATTTGCGTTAGTAACACTAGAAACTAATGAAGTACCTGTGAGATATATAGAATTAGCAGCAAAATTAGAAGGAGTTAATATTTGTCCAAGAGTAGCATAAAAAGGAGTACTATCTAAAATCTCCGATAATTTAGTACCTCCAGAATGTTCATTTTGGATTTTAATTTTACTATTTGCAATTCCAGCAACATTAGCATCCACCACGTTGGCACTAAATTCTACTAATCTACTTCCAAATCCGATAAAACCAATTTCGCTTCCTGTATTAGCTTTTTCATTGATTGGAATAGTTATATGGTCAAACCCTTTTAACCCGCTAAAAGTAGTTATTCCATCATTAACTAATAACATATGTTTTTCAAAATTTTCGTCGTACAGATCAGGCAATCCACTAATACTTAAAAGTATATTACCGTTAGAAACTCCACTGACTGAATCTACTACAGCAGTTTGTTCAACTAATACAGGGATATTGCCTAAAACGGATCGAAAACCATTTTTACCTGTTAAAGTAGCTGTCTGACCATTTGCCAATAAGCCGTTATTGTTACTAGTCATTGTTAAAGGAGTACTTGCTGTTTGTGAAGTTACTGTTACTGTCTCAATTGGTCTAGCTATCTGATACTGAGTTGAAATATAAAGAGGATAACCTGTTTTATCAGTTGTTGCGTTTACATACAAGTCATGCCTCACAGCCCCATCACTCATTCGTGTTGGTATATGTTGTAACTTTAACAAAGGAGCAGGTGGAGCGGTTAAAGCTGATACAGTATCATCATATCTTTGAGGAGTATAATTAATTACCGTATCTGAATCTGAATATACATTTGGAATATATTCAACACCTGCTACAGTTATTTTTTCATCTTCATCTCTTGAAAGAGAAGTTACTTTAAAAAGTTTATCACTTGTACTTCCATAAAAATTAGTTAGTTCACCCTCACCAAAAGTCCATAAGTCGCCTTTTATTGGAACATTATTTGCTTGAAATTGTAAATCTGTTGTTTTAAAAACTTTAGAACCATGATCAAATCTTCGTGTCGTTACTAGTTCAATTAAATCAATTCCTGTATCAGCATTACCTGTTGCTGAAACTGTATAACTTGTGTTACTTACTGTATAATATTCTACTCTATCACTTTCTTGTCCAATATGTCTTAAAACTAAGGGTAAGGTATTACCCAAAATAGTTTCCTCTGTAATAGCAGGAGAAGTAAAATGTTCCAATAATACATTATTAGTATTTACCGAGGCATTAGCTGCAACTTTTCCTCCAAAACCATATGCTACTCCTACCGATCTAGAAGAAACTGCAATAATATCTCCAATAGATAGGTTTATAGCATCAGTACCAGTTTTAAAAGAACATTGTCTACGTAAATATTTACTTGACGCAATCATATATTGTCCGTGTCGTTGTGCTTGACTTCGTCTAGTAACGCCTGCTAATTCAACTGATGTAATATTTTCTATTTGTTGTAAGTCTCTTAAAGCTTGAGGATCATCAATTCTAATAGTTTCTCTTTTATAATGATTACTAGGTTCAGTATATGTTACATCTGCACCTGTAATAATATCGGTTTCTTTGGTTCCAAAAAATGCCAAACTCTCTTTTTCAATATTTCCATCGTTAAATATTGCAACAGGAATATCATCAGGCATATCGATATTTAAAGTTATTTTACCACCGCTATAGAATAATATTGATCTCATAGTAGAAGCTATACGTTGAATAATATCTAAAACTTGGTTAGTTTCAGCAATAGTTATATCTAAAGTAAAACGTCTTTCCTTAACTTTTGAATCTCTTGGCATACCTAATAAGACTTCTTTAATCTCAGTTAAGACATTTCTTGGTTTGTGCCTAAAAGTACCATCTGCGAATCCATCTACTCCTTTAAATTGCCCAGTTGTAAGATCACAAGCATCACAATACATTGCAACTTTATAAAAATAAAATTTATCAATATTTTCTTCAGGTATACCAAGACCATAACTATGATTAGTTAATAAATCATATAAAATCCAGACAGGATTTTGTGTCCAAGAATATACAAAAGTTCCATCCCATACACCTTCATATATTACCGGATTCAAGTGTGTTAAAATAGTCCCCGTTCCTTGTTTCTGAAGTCGGTATCCTGCATTTGGATAACCTGCAAATTGTGCTGATCCATTATGTAGAAATTGTCCCGATTCTGCAACTTCTAATTGTCTCCAGTCTACTTCTCCATCTGATAAAATAGGTTGATTGTAATTAGAAGGAACTTTAACAACTAACCCTTTTACTAAACAAGTAAAGGTAGGAATTTGTCCTTGATGTTCTGCAAAAGATTTAATAGCATAGCCTATTAAAGCTGTTCTAGGATACGCTTGATCATCTTCTTCTATTTCGTCCCACCCAGTAAACTGTACGTTGTCGCCCTTTTTACTTTCATCACTATCGTCACTAGTTTTTTCTACAGTAAATTTATAACCATTTGTACTTTTACTTGCTTCAGGAATAGATATTACTACTTGAAATTTATAAGGGACATTAGTTTTTCCGTTTACATTTTGTGTTGCAGAAGCAATTTCTGTTGTTCCCGCAGCATTAAAAACAGTTATTTTTACTTCTACTTCATATCCTTTAATATTTCCATTATCATCTTGCTGTTGTAAATTGGAAAGTGCAAAAGTAAATCGTAATTTATCCCAGTCTGATGCGCTAGTAGACTGTAAGTCAACAGCAGCTCTGGGAACTCCTTCAACATTACCTTTTTTCAAATTAACAGCATTTTGTAAAGATTGAGGAGTTACAATCTGATCTCCAAACTGTCTCATAGCAGTTTGGTCAATTGTTCCTGTTCTAGTTCTAGTTACAAATAAATCCGTATTCTCAGTTCCATCGGAATCAAGTTTTATCAAATCATCAACATTTCCGTCATTTAATTCAATATCTTGAGGACCATTAGGATTAATTCTATATACAGGCCCTTCTCCAAGAGCTACAGTAACAAAAAGAATGTCTGTGGAAAATAAAGTATTTGGATCTTCAGCTCCCCCTGCCCCGCCTTTTCCTCCACCTTTATTAGACAACCTAATTCCTTCACAAACGTAATTATGATGTGTTTTAATAGTTAGATTATAAACAGTCTCATTTAAATAAGGTTCACTTTCTAAATGTACTATTTTACTTTTAGAATTGTCCTTTAAAGTTAGTTCTTCTCCTACTTTCCAGTCCTTAGTTTCTTTATATTCATTATTTTTGTCGTATAAATAATGATTATCAGTAACTCTAAATTTTCCTGTTTCATGAGTTACTGTAATGATATAGCCAACAGTTTCAGAAGGAATATGTTTCCATACTTTTTCAATATACGAAATACATAAGGAATCATAATCATCAAAACAATGAACAGCGTCTCCTATTTTTAATGTTTCAATAGGAAAAGCACCTTCTGGAGTAGACACAAGCGCTCCCGCAGGAAAACAACCGCCGCCGCCGCCGCTTCCCTCAATCCAAGGTACATGTGAACCTTGTACGACATTATAATTTCTATATACAGTCATTTAACTAAAATTCTCCGATACTTTAGGGTCTTCATCTTTGGGATGGTTTTTAGTTTCTACAAAACCACTAATCAATTGTCCAGCTACTCTATATGCCCCATAGCACAGGGGAACAACTGCTCCTGGAGAAGTAGTATTCTCTAATCCTTCAAACGCATCATTATTTCGTCTTGCTCCGCCATCAGCAGGTGCATCAGGTTTTTTTGGTTTACTTAAAGCTTGTATTGCAACACTAATAACTAGTCTAATAACGGTTCCAAAAAAGAATTTTGGAGTAAAAATACTAGCGACAAAACCTTTACCTGCGGGTATAGCAAACGGAATTCCGGTTCCAGCCGCTGCACCAGCTCCTCCAGCCGCTGCACCAGCGCCGCCCGCGAGCAATGGTGCGATTGCGAATGCTATAAAAACTACTATAGCAACAATCAGCAACGCTAGTAAAAGTTTACCAAAACCCCTACCTGATCCAAAAATAACTGGAACTATATACAAAATAAAATGTAATTTCTTATTTAACCTATCTATTATAAGGTCTTGTTGATTTACTGTTCTTTTATTACAATCTAAAATACAAATATCTTGTCGGGCAGAGGAATAACGTAGTTCTGTTAAATAATAATTAAGTTTTGGAAATAAGTTTATTAATCCACTAACAACATTAGACATATTCGCAGCTTCTATTTCATGTTCTGCTAGTCCGTTTGTATATTTTCTTAAAGATTTATGAAATCGTAATTTAACTTTCATAACTTACCCTATGCAAACCTATCACCAACTCGAGGATCTTCGTCTTTGGGATGATTTAATGTTTCTACAAATCCACTAATCAATTGACCTGATACCCTCATTTGTCCATAATGAATAGGAACATTAGTACCGGGTGCAGTAGTATTAGCTAATCCTTCAAAAATATTATTATCTTTTCTTACAGGGGCATCGGTTTCTGCAGGTTTTTTTGGAGGTTTATTCAAAGAACTAATAATTTGAGATATTATTAATCTAAAAACCATACCAAAAAGTTTTTGTGGAGTAAAGAAACTAGCAAAGCCTCCAGCAGCGCCACCTGCTCCTCCAGCAGCTCCTCCAGCGCCTCCAAATAAAGCACCTAGTCCCCCCGCTGACGAAATTGCAAAGGCAGCGATAGCTACGATAGCTACGATAGCGAGCATTTTTCCAGCCTTACCTGAACCATAAACAAGAGGAATTAAATATATTTCTGTATGATTATTTTTATTTAAAGTATTTATTTCGTAATGATTACTAGTTATTACTTTTTTATTTTTATCTAAAAAAGCTAAATTTTCTCCTGATGATCCGTTTGAGACTAGACTATAATAATCATTAAATTTAGGAAAAATATTTTTTAATGCATTTTTAACATCAGTAAAATCTTTAGCTTCACATTCATAAACAGCAAGGCCTTTAGTGTATTTTTGTAAGATTTTGTGAATATGAATTTTAACTCTCATTTTAAATTAAATGTTCCTCTTTAAAATCATCAAAACGAATTGCATCAATATTTCTATCAAGCCAATAAAGATAAAATTTATTACCAAATCCTACAATAAATTTATATTCATCAAAAGCTGCTCCTTTCTTGTCATCTTCACTAGGTAAAGGATTTTCATCTCCGGGATGTGAATGAAATACCCCCCAACAAGTATCTTCATAATCAAGTAAAGCA